CTGCTGTTAGCCTCACGATTACAAACGGTATAACGGTAGAAGTCCTCCTGCATTTCATCTGTCAACGGGTAGGGTGTGCGCAAACCAGATAATGACTTATTGCGCCATTTTCTTGTAAGCTCAATATCTGCCGCGCTCGGTGCTTTTAATTCCATTAGTTCTCACCCCAACGGGAATCCATCTCCCTGATAGCGGTGATTGCACCTTCGTATTTATCGGAAACAGACTGCTGCATCCTGGCGTTATTATCGGATTCTGCTTTACGTTGGAGCATTGAATTAATGGTGTTGTTTACTTTTTCCTGCCATGCGTGGATTTTCTCGTCCTCGAATCCGTATATAAACCGTGATTTTAACAAATCACATTCTGCCGGTATTTTAACCTCAATACCTCTACCCTTCGCTATCCCAAGATAATATTCGCAGGACGGTCTTTGCTCGTTGTATTCTGTCCCTACAGCCATATCAACGCCATAGACTTCAATAACATCGAACTTCTCATAAATAGCTAAAGCAATCATCATGGAGATCGTGTTTGTCCAGTAACCATCCTTGTGATTAGGATTGGAAAATCCGGCCCTCTGCATGCCAAATTCTTCGGTCATCAATTCAATCGGATACCTGATCGACGTGGGAATGTCATCAAATACCTGGCAGTTATATACAGGTATTCCGCAGGTCTGCATAAACTTGACGTGTTCGTCTGCCGGTTTTCCGTGAAGCTGACCGTCCCATGTCCATCTTTGGTGAATTTCAAACATCCGATCCTGCCTTGGTACAAACTGGTGTAAATTGTTTACTGTCCAAATTTCATAATCGGGATTGTCAAACGGAGCCTTATCGCGCCCGTTTGCGAACCCTACAATAGCTACTTTCTTTTTCTTTTCAGCCTTCTTCATACTTTCCCTCCTGTTTTAGAATGGAGAAGGGGGCAGTTACGCCCCCGACTTTTAGGTATCATACTCTACTTCCGGCCACTGGAACGGAATAACACTTGCTGTAATATGCGCCCCAGATGAAGCTGAACCTGTCGCTGACAGTGTGCTGTTGGCTCCGGTCCTCAGTTGCAGGTGAGCGTATTTCTGCCCCACTGCCACACCATAAGTTGTGGTCGATCCGGTATTGGTGATCCCAAACCGGGAATCCTCAAATGGACCGAGTACCCAACTTTTAATCAGTGGACCGGTGGCGGTTCCAGAGAGTGCAAGCGTGAAATCGCCTAAATCCCTGCGCCACGCGGAACGTGGACCGCTTCCGGCTTTTAACACTAAATTAACCGCTGTTGACCCGCCTGCGATATCTGTGCAACCCCAGCCAACCATGAAGCCGAGCTTGTCGCCCTGTTCAAAGGGAACATAAAGGTCTGCGTCAGCAGTGGACATGGTGCTGGCATAAGTTGACAGTTTAGACCATTCTAAAATCCCTGTTGACAGAGTTCCTGCCAAAATCCCTGAGGACATCGCGGAGGTAAATGTTTTAACAACCAACGTGCCGTCACGAACTAACTTTTTAATATCTGCTGTTGCCATTTTTTATCTATCCTCCTTAACTTGATTCAGTGGTGTTAAGGCTCAGGGTTATGAGGGCATTGGGGTCAATGACCTTACCACCATAAACATGAAGACCCTTAACAGCATCGCTGAATGAATTTTCCGGGCGATAGCCCTCTACCTTGACAATCTGCTCAGCAAAGGAAATGGCCCTGCTTGTCCCCGCCATTAACCGGTGAGAATGAAGCGTGCCGACAGTCCTTGTGCCGGTAGTCAGATTGTTGGAGAGATAGAAGTCGAAACCAAATGCCCTGCCAACATACCCGTTGGTGTAGGCTTCGTTAGCGTCTACACTGCCCTCAGTTTCCAAAATCTTATTCTTGATAAGATACTGATGGAACCAGGGCGGTATCGCCATCCAACGCCCCTGTCCGGGGACATTGTTTTCATCCAAAGCCTGTGCAGCCGCACTCAATACGTTCAGAGTATTAGCTACAGTAACACCTGCGTCGTTGACAGTGGTGTAAGAAATAGTATAGCCTGCGTCTGAATAGAATCCCGCGATCCACTTATCAGTAACGTCGGCCAGGCCGTAAGCGGCCTTCCTCATCGCCTCACCCATCAGTTTGGGGTTGGTCTGTGCGTTGTCCACGTCATCAATGTAGAAGGCAAAGTATTTCGCCTGATCGATTTCGAGGATAGTTTGTGCAGAGTTTAGTTGCTCTGGTGTGATTGATGTTACATTCGGAGCATAGTTGCTGATAGTAACATCGCCGACGGCATTGATTTTTACAGTGTCGCCGTAATTGCGAATCTCACCCTCGTAGTTCCTGTTGCACAGGGGTACGAGAACATGAGCTTTGTCTAACTCTTGGAATATTTTAGCCGACCAAATTGTCGGCACGAAATTCCTGATGCTCAATTAAATCCACTCCTTTATAGATTTTTCATACTCGCCTCAATCGCTTCCCAGTTAGCAGCAATTTCTTCCCTGCTTAGAGTTTCCAACTGTTCGCGAGTATAGCGTTTTGGAGATGCTTCTCCTGGAACTTTAGGGGTCTTGCCCCTCAGTCTTTCTTCCACAGCCTCCTGAACGGCGGCCTGGAATGTTTCCTTGAATTTCGTGATGTTTTCTTCGGTTGTTACTGCATCTGCGCCGATCAGAAAATGAGCGAAGTCCACAGGTAACTGCTCCTTGACTAAAGTCTTTTCGGTTTCAAGTAACAGCTTTTCCTTTTGAAAACTCTGCCGCTCCCCTTCGAGTGCGGCGCGTTCCTTCTCCTGCTCTAACTTGAAGCGTTCTTCGGCGTTAAGTTGAGCCAGTTCTTCGGCTTCCTTTATCGCCTCTTTGATCGCTTTCTTTTTGTCAGCTTCAAATTCCGCTTTCCATTTCTTCTCAGCCTGAGTTACCCGCCGGTCTGCTTCCTTTTGCATTTTTTCCTCTAATTCCTCGGCGGTAAATTCAATCTTTTCAACAACCACTTCTTCGGTTTTCGTTTCTTCGCTTGCCCCTGTCGGTTCTTTTACAGCCCCATCAGTTGCAGACATAATGATCGCTCCTTAATTATTATTTTGCCCCCAACCGTCGCGCGTCCAGTCGGTTGCTATTTATTAGCAAGACGAATAACATCCTGCGACCTGCCTGTTTCGGTAAATCCGCACTTTTCAAACGCTCTCAAACTTCCAATATTACCACTCCTGACCCCGGCAGTTATCCTGCCGCCCACAAACGCGGACATCTTTTCAATAGCCGCCGTTGCGTAACCCTTCCCCCAAAACGGGGGAAAAATAATTATAGATAAGTCCCTGTCCTGGTTTAACTTGACATTCCCGACATGAACATCATCAACCACAACGGCACATAAAAAACACCCGGACTTATTGCACTCCCGGATGTGTTCTATCGCTTTTTCTTTTGTCAGGCTCTTTGTTTCCAAATACTTTGTAAATTTCTTATTTCCCCACCACCTGACATATTCGTCAGTGATGTCGGTAGTTTTGAGCGGTCTTAGGATCAGCACATCGCCACCGCCCTGGCAACAGCTTCTACGTATAGCGGATATAGAACATTGTAAACGCTCTCCCGTGTCGGGTTCTCCGGCATGGGTGCTGTTACTTTAGTTATAATCTGGCCGCTGTCAACCGTGCCGGTCATGTAGTGGGCGCAGACTGACGCTTCACTTTCTCCTGCTGCTATAGCCCGACCGACCGGATCAGCTCCGGGGTATTTCTCTAAAAACGGGTGAACATTAATGGCCCTGTCAAACTGGTCTAAGACATCCACCGGAATAATGCGCCTGCCGTGAACACATAACAATATATCAGCAGTAGTCTCCGGGAAGTCTCTTATTATCTTTGCCCTGCCAAGTGCGCCCGGAATACAGTCATCAGTCCATATCTCAATTACATCGGTTAAAATCTTTGCTGTTAAAAGGCCGACCATCCCGGCCTGCTTGTTGCCATAAAAAACTAACGTATCTTGAATCCTGTCTCTCCACATGGTATATCCTCCCAATGTGCCAGTGCGTTCTGTAAAGCGAACATATCCTCCTGAGAATGTGAATAATTTAAGTTAATCGTGCCGAAACATAATATCCCGTGTTTGTGCATCTCTGCCATAAAAGCCGGT